AACTTGTTGAATTAGACAACATAGATGTATCAGAGGATCCTGTAAGACCTGAATTAACATTAGGTTTTAGAATTACACATGGTAGAAAGATATTTGGATTAAAATATAATGATGAGATTGAATCAATTGTTTGTGTTGCAATTTGTCCTGAAGTACCACATACTGTTAGAGAAATGGATTATATGTCCAGAGTTAAAGACGGCAAAATTGTAATAGCATATACTGTATGGTCAAGAAAAAAAGGTGCAGGTAAAGAGATTATTAATAAATTAGGTGAATGGGTTAAAGATAATAAGTACGAAAAATTGATAACATTATCTCCATTAACAACAATGGCAACACACTTTCATATTAGAAATGGTGCCAAACAAATAGGTATCAATGAAGATACTCAAAATTTTGAATACAGACTACGATGATAAAAACATTTGATTTAACATTAATACTATTAATTACCTTGCATTGGTCATTTTCTTTAGGTATGTTATTAGCAATAAAAACATCTTGGTCTATACCAAGATTTATAATGACAATTTTTATTTTCAGGTATTTAGCTTTGAGTTATGGATATTAAAAAAACATATAATATAATATACGCCGATCCTCCGTGGCATTTCCAGAACTGGAATAATGAAAATGCCCAAACGAATCCAGAGAATCATTATAAGACAATGACAATGAAAGATATAGAAAATCTACCAGTTGGAGATATTGCAGATAAAGATTGTGTATTGTTTATGTGGTGTACTGATCCATTATTACACAAACAAATACCTATAGTTGAGAAGTGGGGTTTTGAATACAAGACCGTAGGCTTTACGTGGGTGAAGACAAACAAGAAACGAATCAAGAACTATTTTTTTAAAGGTCCAGGTTATTGGACAAGAGCCAATACAGAGACTTGTATACTTGCAACAAAAGGTAAACCAAAACGAGTTGGTGCCAACGTAGATAGATTGGTTGTGAGTGAACGTAGAGAACATAGTAGAAAACCAGATAGAATTAGAGACGATATAATTAAACTATGTGGAGATTTACCACGTATAGAATTATTTGCTAGAACTTCTATGCCTGGTTGGGACGTATGGGGAAACCAGGTTGACAAATTTACAATTTAATGATAGAATAAACAGATGAAAACTAAAAATTTAACAGATGACCAAGCATTGCATTGTGCTGGTATATTCAATAATTACTTTGAAAAGTTTAGTCGTATAGATGAATATATGAGAGATCAAAAATTATCTCAAATAGGAAATATACCGGCTGCATTACCTGGAATGACTTTAGATAGTGATATGTTTTCTAAATTTGATATGTCGCCTAAAGATATGGAATTTGAAATATTGGAACCTGATAATGAAACATATGATACATTATTAAATATGACTTCTTCTCATACTAATATGTCAAGTGTGCCTGGTAAAAATTTAAAGATCGCAATAAAAGAAAAGAATACTAATCAGTGGGTAGGTTTTATAAGATGTGGTTCTCCAGTTATAAATATGAAACCAAGAAATGAATTATTAACTCACGTACCAGAATTAGTAAGTTTTAATAAAACATCTATAATGGGATTTGTAATAGTACCAACTCAACCTTTTGGTTTTAATTATCTAGGTGGTAAACTATTGGCTGCCATATGTTGTAGTCATACAATAAGAGAAAAATTAAATAACAAATATGGTATGAACTTATCATTGTTTGAAACTACAAGTCTATATGGTAATAGTAAATCATCAAGTCAATATGATGGTATGAAACCATATTTAAGATACAAAGGATTAACTGATAGTGATTTTATACCTTTGATACATGGTAAACCTTTCCATGATCTTGCAACGTTTGTTGATAGTGCTGTAGGTAAACTTGTTAAAGATGACGCCTCTAGTAGAAAGTTAAAACTAACAAATGCCATTATTGGTTTAATAAAGAGAAGTTTAAACAAAAGTGATTTAGAAAGATTTAATACAACTATAAGTAATGCAAAGAAGCTAACTGAAAGAAAAAGATACTATGTTAGTGATTATGGTATTAAGAACTATCTAGATATAGTAAAAGACAACACAAAGAAAATAGTTAAAGGCGATAATTGGGATAAATTCCACCTAAATAATATAATAGATTGGTGGAAAAAGAAAGCTGAATCTCGGTACAATAAACTGAAAGAACAAAATAGATTAAGAACTGAATTAGAAATATGGACACCAGAGGCAAAAATAGATATAATAAGATAACAAGCTTGACAATTTTAAGTGGATATGATATAAAGGAGATAATATGAGTGATTTTTTAAAAGAAATAATTAAAGAGAGTGGAAATGAATATGCAGGTTTAGTCAGTGATGGAATAGATAGTGCTGACGTTACCAGTTTTATAGATACAGGCTCTTATTCTTTTAATGCTTTATTATCAGGCAGTATTCACGGTGGATTACCATCAAATAAAATCACAGCAATTGCAGGAGAAGCGGCTACAGGTAAAACCTTTTTCGCATTAGGCATTGTAAAGAATTTTTTAGACAAAAATAAAAACGCAGGTGTTATTTATTTTGAATCAGAAAGTGCTATATCAAAAGACATGATTGAAGGTCGTGGTGTTGATGGTAGTAGAACGGTAGTTATACCAGTTTCTACAGTACAAGAATTTAGAGCACAATCAATAAAAATTATAGACAAATATTTAGAACAACCAGAGGATAAAAGACAACCTTTAATGTTTGTTCTAGACAGTTTAGGTATGTTATCTACTACAAAAGAAATGGAAGATACAGCCGCTGGTAAAGAAACAAGAGATATGACTAGATCACAAATAGTCAAATCAACTTTTAGAGTATTAACTTTAAAATTAGGTAAAGCAAATGTACCTATGATAATGACCAATCACACCTACGATGTTATTGGTTCTATGTTCCCACAAAAAGAAATGGGAGGTGGCTCAGGATTAAAATACGCTGCCTCATCAATCATCTATTTAAGCAGACGTAAAGAGAAAGACGGTGCTGAAGTAATTGGTAATATTATACATTGTAAAAATTATAAATCTAGATTAACAAAAGAAAACGCAAAGATAGACGTTAAATTAACCTACAAACACGGACTTGATAAACATTATGGACTTTTAGATATGGCTGAAGCAGCTGGTATCTTTAAGAAAGTATCAACAAGGTTTGAAACACCACAAGGTAAGGTGTTCGGTAAATCTATCAATGACGATCCAGAAAAGTATTTTACAAAAGAAGTATTAAAACAAATAGATGAATATGCCAACAAAAAATTCCGATACGGATCAGACGAAGAATAAAAAACGTTTTGTATTTGCACAAAAGACTGGTGCAGATTACACAGCGGTAAAATTACTTGAAGACAAGTACAGAAATGTAATCTACAAGTATGGTAAAGTTGCGTTTGCAAAAAAAGAAGATCAAAAAGGTCACTTGCCAATGAAGTTTGATTATGATATACTATCCAATCCAGAATCAAAAGAGATAGATACACAAGAGTTTATAGATTATATTGGTGACATATTAATTGAAGTAATGGAACAACAACTAAACTCCGGCAAGGTAGAATTTACAAATGAATAATGAACGAATTGAAATAAGTATATTAAGAAACTTGATGTACAATGAAGCGTACATGAGAAAGGCTATACCTTTCTTAAAAGAAATATACTTTGCAAAACGAGAAGAAAATATTTTGTTTACAGAAATATATGCTTTTATATCAAAGTATAATAATCTTCCTACCAAAGAAACCATTATGGTTGAAATGGGTTATAGAAAAGATTTAAATGATGACGATGTAAGAACAGTAAAAGATTTATTAGAAGTATTAAATCCTGAAGATGTTGACCAGAATTGGCTGATTGATACAACAGAAAAGTTTTGTAAAGACAGAGCAGTACATAATGCAGTATTAGAGGGTATTAAGATATTAGATAAGAAAGATAGTAAGAGATCACCAGAGGCAATACCAAGTATCTTGGCTGACGCCTTAGCAGTTTCATTTGACAATCATATTGGTCACGACTATTTAAATGATAGTGAGGAAAGATTCAATTGGTATCATACTAAAGAGAAAAAATTCCAATTTGATTTAAGTTATTTTAATAGAATTACAAAAGGTGGTGTACCAAGTAAGACTTTGAACATTGCATTGGCAGGTACAGGTGTAGGTAAGTCTTTGTTTATGTGTCATTGTGCTAGTAGTTTTTTAGCACAAGGTTTAAATGTATTGTATATCACTTTAGAAATGGCAGAGGAAAGAATTGCAGAAAGAATAGACGCTAACTTATTAGATGTATCTATGGACGATCTCCATGATATGCCTAAATCTTTATACGAAGATAAACTTAAAAGGTTACAAGATAAAACTAAAGGTCAATTCATCATTAAAGAATATCCAACAGCGTCTGCTCATAGTGGACATTTTAGAGCATTATTAAATGAACTTGCTTTAAAGAAATCTTTTAAACCACAAGTATTGTTTATAGATTATTTAAACATATGTGCTTCAAGTAGATTTAAAGGTGGTAATATATCATCATACTTTTATATTAAGGCTATCGCTGAAGAATTAAGAGGTCTAGCAGTAGAGTTTGATCTACCTATTTTCAGTGCTACACAAACAACTAGAACTGGTTATACAAGTACAGATATTGGTTTAGAAGATACAGCAGAGTCTTTTGGTTTACCAGCAACGGCTGACTTTATGTTTGCTTTACAATCAAACGAAGAATTAGAACAACTAGGTCAAATGAAAGTAAAACAATTAAAGAATAGGTATAACGACCCAGCAATTAATAGATCATTTATTGTAGGTGTAGACAAATCAAAAATGAAATTATATGATGTACAAAACACAGCACAAAATATAGTAGATAAAGGAACTGAAAGTAAACCATCAGGAAAAAATCCTTATGATAAGTTTTCAGATTTTAAAGTATGATAAAAACTATTATAACATTTCTATTCATTTCATTTATTCTTGCCTTGGGAAGAATTATTCCACACCCACCGAATTTTACACCAATTTTAGCAACAGCAATCTATGCTCCATATCTAATCAAAGATAAATGGGTTGCAATGTCACTTCCATTATTAGCAATGTTTATTGCAGATTTATGGATAGGGTTTCATCCATATATGTTATGGGTGTATGGAGCAATAGGATTATCAACACTAATTAGTAATTTGTCAATGCGTTTTGATAAAGAATATATGCAGTTAGGTATAATGGCAATTTTATCTTCTATATTATTTTTTATAATAACAAACTTTGCAGTATGGACTATGTGGGATTATTATCCCAAAACAATTGAAGGTTTAATAATGTGTTATACAATGGCGATACCGTTCTTTCATAATACACTACTAAGCACTATAGTATATACATCACTAATAGTTTTAACAGTAAAGAAAGGAATGAAATATGCGAACAATTATATTTAGTTTATTATTAATAATTGGATTGGCTGGATGTTCAAATCAAACATTTAAACCAGATACTACTACATTAAAATATGGTAATACTGGTCAAGATGGTGATAGTGTGAATGGTGATTATAATTCAGAGAATTTTACTATTACACAAACATTTAAATGGTCACAATAAAAGGAGATATATAAATGAAAAAACTTTGGAATTGGAAAATAAATCTAATACGAAAGTATCCAATATGGTGTGCTTATGCTGCTTGGATTGAAGGTCTAATAATAGGATTATTAATTTATCATTTCTGTATTAAATAATTATGCCAAAAATACAAAAAGTAAGATTTAGTAAAAGCGATAGACGACCAAGAAAAGATTATCCTAAAGTATCATATACTAAAGGTATGATTAAAAAAGGTCGGAAAATACTATGGCAAGTTAAAGAAAAACCTACCAATAATATAGTTGCAACTTACTTTTTTGAGGAAGACGCAGATAAATACGTTAAGTTTCAAAACAAAAATAAAGTATGGGAAAATAACGGCGGTATCCCTAAAATGTTCTGGATTAACGAGCATTAACTCTTGCCTCTTTCTTATAAATATGGTATAAGAAAGAATTATGGCGTACAATTTAGCAACGGTTTCAACATTAGAACAACACGTACCATCAAATATTAAAGGTGAGTTTATATCTTTATTAAAGTTAATGGTAGAGGGCGCCTACTATGGCGATGATTCTCCTGTCACAAAGTCTAGAGTATATACAGTTAAAGTATCTCCAGACAATCTAAAAAAAGTCCTACCTACACTAGAAAAAAAGTATACAGCAAAAGTTAAGCAAGGCGCCAAGAAGTCTGCTGAGTTTATTGTACAAGATTATAAGATAAGATTTATTGAGACAGGTAAAAAATCTGTAAAACAATTAGACGCACAAGTTGTAAAGAAACAAGAAAGAGCCTCACTTTGGATTATTAAAAGATCATTAAAAGATAAGATTAGATATACAAGTGCTGAAGATATATCTAAAGACAAGAAATATAAAGAACTAGTGGCGATATATCCAGATGTTATGGAAGATGGTTGGTTAGATAGTTTTTATGCACAACAAAAAAAGATGTTAGAAATTTTTAGAGGTAAAAACTTCACAGAATATAATAGAGACGGTGGTTTTATGGATTATATCTCTAACTTAATAAGAGATAAGTTTAAGATTTCAAAAAAAGATAGTTGGAATCCTGCCGATATTTGGTTAATAAACAATGAGAGTACTGTTAAACGAACTATAAACAAAGCTATGGAAGGAAAGTCAGTATCTATTTCTAAACTAAATGACGTGATGAAGATATTATATTCAAAACATAAAGTAGCAGGTATATCATTAAAGAAAGTTACCAGTAAAGAGGCAAGATTTGAAGAAGTAAATACTAAAAACGCATTAATGAAAGACAGTAAGTTTGTGATGAGGTTAACTAGATCAGCTATGAAAATGACAAACAAGTCAGACAAAACATTATCATCAGCTGATATGAGAATAGATATTAAATCATCTAACGATGTTTGCGAGTTTCAAATTAGACAAAACGGAAAAGGATTTAAACAGAATTTAAAATTTGATGGTAAATTTAAAGGTGCTGGTGCAGCTCGTATAGGTAAAGTACCAGTAGATTTATTAGCAAAATTAATGGCAGAGTATGGTATAGGAAATAATAAAAAATTATTCTTTGTGAATAATCATAATCTATATCCTAAATCATTAGCAGAATTTGACAAAGTAAAAAATATATATAAGACAAGATTTGATGTAGTCAATAAACATACAGATACAGGTATACCAGCGTCAGCATTTATTGGTAATATGTTGAAGTCGTATAACTCTCCAGATTTAAGGAACGGTGTATCTCATACTAAATTAATGGAGTTAGATTTCTTATATGTTATATACGCTATACCTACAGCAAAAAGAAATAAAATGCTGACGGACATGGTGTTTTTGGCAGAGAAACGAGGGCAACAATTTGGTCCATTTGGCAAGTTGTATTAGTATAAATATAAGCAAATGATTTAAGATATGAGAAAGTGAATTAATTTATGGAAAGAATGAAGGACAAATGTTTAATTTTAAAGGTTTCATAACAAAGGAAAAGAATACACATTTAGAACATCT